GCGTCGGCCGTTTCAATATCGAGCGAATTCTCTGCATCATCTGGAAAGAATACAACCGAAGGGACAGTTGTTGATAAAGCAGCAATAATGGCTTCAGCGTGTGCTCTATATATAGCGATAATACGAGGAGGAATATTAAGGTCGTCATCGTTTTCCAATGAATCCCAGTCGGGAATTCTCCACCCACCAAGTCCTCCTCCCATTCCAGCATCCCAGAATAAGGCAATAATGTTATTGAAATAATACTCTAATCTGGCCCATTTCTGAATCATGGCCCAGTAAACGCCTTGGTCTTCTCTTTCGCAAATCCTTAAGATTTGTAGAACTTCTCCTTGTAACTCCTCAGAGATAGGAAGATTAGGGTCTTGCTTATCTTCAAGACCTACAGGGTCAACTGGAGGATTAGGAGTAGATGGAGCTACAGTTAAGTCTTCCATTACTCAACTTCCGTTGGAGCTTCAAATTCTTTATGCACTTTATGTGCTCTTTTCGCAAGACCAGCTTGAACTTCCTTCCAAGACGGCCGCTTGAAACTCTTAAAAGGCTGCTCTACTTTATTCTCTTGCACCGCAGGTGGTTCTAAAAGTAAACTCTTAAGATAATGATTCTCAGCCTTTAATTCTTCATTCCACTTATTAGTGACGACGCATGTGGGACACTGAGAAACGGCGTCTACGAGTCGTCGAAACGCGACGAGACTTCGCCTCAAGATGTTCCAGCTTCCTATACATACTCGTAATATCAGTTGTCTGAGAAATTGCAGCATCAACTTCCTTTAACCTTTCCATTTCAGCAGCGTCTTTGATTAGATATTCTTTTACTCCAGAGAGTAAAATTCGTAAACCATCATAAGGGTCGTCACCAGCGAATTCAGCTACGTCTTCAGTATTAACTTGGTCGTAAATGCAATCTGGGACTGCATTAATTAACTTCTGACAAGTATTAAAGACTTGCAATTTAGGTATATTCGTTTCTGGTTCTTGTGGCTTATAAGCACTTGCGTAATTCTCATAAGCCTTAGTTCCTTTGTTTCTAAAGAGGTGGTCAGCGAATTCTGCATCATAAGGTTCTAAGTACTGTTGTATATCTGCTTTCGGCCGCCACCGTAAATATTCATGAACTAAAAGCTTACCTGCTACACGAGCCTTTTCTCCGAGAACTACTCCACACTTGAAATGATTAGCGTTACAAGCCTTCTGTAACTGAGACTGAATAGTTTGCATTTCTCCGCGTTGCTGAGTTGCCGAGTGGCATATTCTAATTCCCTTAACTTCCTGTGCGTGCTCCCCGGTCAAGTTAATGAAATCATTTATCCACTCGGCAGTCTTCTTTTCTTTCTCGGCATATTCTTGGTATACAAATGTGCGGCCTTTTGGAGATAGGGCCGCCCAACCAACCCAAGTATATGCTTTGAACCCCCAATCAATTCCGACAATCTTCGGCCACCAGTTCGGAATCTCGAATGGGTCGATAACATGTCTTGCATTATCTGGCTCATCAGAAAGCGGCTCAAGTCGCCACTCATTAAAGACCTGCCCCTGATAAGTATACCAATCTCCTAATAATTTAGCTCGCTTCTCTGCCTCAGGTAATGATTCGAGCTGTTGTATATAAGTAGGATTGGCTTTAAGAATATGAGGATTATCAGTAATCCTTGCTTGGATGAATATTCTTTTCTTGTCAGTCCTAGAATCTACTAATATCTTTCCTCCGAGCCTACATGGGTCAACGAATCTCTGACGGAAATAAGTATGACCTACGTTACCTGGGTTTGTCGCGCTTCTAATAATTGCCGGTAAATCCGTGGTTCGACTTCTGGCTCGGGACATGGATAAGTATTCATACTGAAATCCAGTAAACGAAGTAGACTCATCCCAAGCGATGTAATTGTACTGAGCCGTATCGTATTTTCTAACGTCTTGCTCTTTATCGGCGTGGCCGAACTTAATAATAGCTCCACTGGGAAACGTCCATTGTCTTTTGCTTTCGTTATAAACTCCACCGACAGAGGGATACCATTCCTTACTACGTAAGATAATTTCGGACTCAAGCTCGGGGAAAGTTCGTCGAAGAATAAGTCCTTTAAAAAGAGGATGTTCATAAAATCCATATATAAGGGGTAGAACTATAAGTATTTCACTTTTACCACTTCCTGCTGAACCACCGTATAAACCCTCGAAGATAGTGAAAGGAAGTGCTATGAACTCTTGCTGCTTCTTAGTCGGAGTCCATTCTTTCTCAATTCCCGACGTTACTTCAATCATTTTTCTTGTAAGATAACTTGCTTAGTATTCAATACCCACTCATTTCTAGTATTATTCGGGGGCATGGAATAGACAGACTCAACGGTAAGATTACAATAATTTTCATCCATTGTAATTGATTTAACCTTACAAGGAATCAAAACTACATTACCTACTTCGATAAGTTTTCCATTTAAATCGTGTGGCATTTATTTTACCTCTTTCTTGTTTTCATCAATTATCGAGCGGCCGAATCCAATAGAGCGATACCAAAATGACCCATCATTAGCTGGGTCATAAATTCTAACTTCCGGAATAATAGATTCATTATCTACAGTCGGATATTCTACACGCTGTATATTTGAATCTTCCGAATTCCTAATTTTAGATTTCATATCATCGAACTGTAACTGTTACTGTCCTAATAACTGTCGTTCCGTTTGCAGAACAACTTAAAGTATACGTAGTAGTAAACGTAGGAGTAATTGGAGTATTACCAGTATTAGGAACATCGCCAACAGTTGGCTCGATTCTACAAACTCCACTTGCAGACCATCTTAAGTTTGTGGATTGCTGTAATGTAATAAAGGCGTTGTCTGTCGTAAATGAATTAATAACAGCAACTTGATTTGGAGAAGTCGGCGTAACTGGATTATCTGGATTTCCTCCATTGATTCTTACTTCACAACTTGCTGCTGTGCAGAGAGCCGCACACAATAGAATAAATAAACATTTTCGCACTTTGACTCCTTTAACTAGGGTTCAACAACGATATTAGCAGAAACTCCCGAAGGAAAGCGAGCGCGTAAACGATACTTACCTGCTGCGTTCTTATCTACGTAGACTAGAACTCTGTCGAGTAAAGGTGCAGGAGGTGAGCTAAGAGCAAGAGAAAGGAGAGATTGTGCTCCACCTGCTACAGCTTTTTTAGCAATAACTATTGAGGAAGCAGTTGGACAACGAATGAAAGCAGCAGCGGTGACTGCCTCATTAGCCAATGCAACCCAAGTTGTTCCATTAACTGAGACTTCACAAGCTACCGTAGCTGCAATTTGACAAAGAGCAGCAGGTAAAGCAAAAACTTCATTCTGGAGAATGGAAGTAGGGTCGCCAAGTTGTAAAGCTCTGAGGGCCATTAGTTGGCTCCTATTAGCTTCATCATACGAGAGTTAGTAACAGGAGATAATGACTTATCTTTATTCTTATTACCTTTCTTGGTAGCTTTCCCTTTTCCGGGACCTATACCAAGTTTATATTTTTCTTCTTTCTTTTTAGTCTTGGAATCTCCAAGGGTCTCTTTTTGAAGAGCTTCAACTAAAGATTTCATCGGATGGCCTCTACTTCAATGGCATCGTAATCAGATTCATCTTTCTGCTTAGAGCCATGAATGTTAATTAGAATTTTAGGAGCGAATCCTTCTCCTTTACGTCCGTCCGGAGAGAATTCGCTAACTATCGCAGCCATATTACGGGCAATAGAGGAGGCTTCCTTTGCAGTTTCTTTATCTACTTTTCTATCAACTACTTCAAGGGAGGTCATTAAAATGTCGAGGGCTTTAGTGGAGATTTCTTTCTTGATGGGCCGGGCGGCCGCATCTATATCAGAAGATAATTCTTGATTATTAACTATGTTACTTATATTAGCTTGACTCGTACCAAATGCTTTAGCAACATTTTGTTGCGAGTCTACTTGTGCAAGAGCTCCAGCTAGAACCTTCATCTCTCTTGGAAGCTCAGGTCTTTTTCCTAGACCTTCTCGCCTCTTCAATTCGAGGTTCGACTGTCCTGAGAGTCTAGC